TGTGTGTAAATTTCCCCGGGGACATTTTCGGTCAAAGTCATTGCCTTGATGTAGCCAATGACCTCGTCCGGAGTCTTCTCATCTTTGCCTAGGAACGGCTTCTCGAAGATTGACTCCCATTTTGAAAGGGAGACCAGAGAATGCTCGAGTTCCAGAAGGGTTCCTCCCTCTTCAACAAACTCTTGATCCTTGTCGTCGAAGGATTCGACTCCCGACACTCTGATGATGAGCACCTCTGGCCTCCTTTCAAATTACTCCTAGTAGTCGAACGTCCAGTTGTCGTTGCCCTCGATGTTGTATCCGGACTGCTCGTGGGCTGTGACCTCTGCCGTCTGGCCGACCGTGAGCGCGGGCTGCGCGCCGGGCGACTTGTTGACGCCGTTGATCTTCCACTGCACGCCGGTGACCGACGGCAGGGTGACGACGTGGGTGCCTGAGTTGTACGTCGGCTGGTTGGCCGGGGTACCCAGGTCCACATCCGTCAGACCGGTGGTGAACAGGGTGAAGACCTCCTCGGGGAGAGGCAGGCGAGCGTCATCGCCAACCGTCCCGAAGAGGATGTCCTCGAGGGCCGCCAGATCGGTCGGATCCGCGGTCGTCGAGTCGATGATGATCAGCGACGTCGGGCTGAAGTCATCCCCGGCCGGAACCGGAGTGGTGGCCACCTCCCAGGAGAAGGTGATCGCCTCAGGCGAGTCGTTGATCGTTCCGAAGGCCTTCTCCGACGGAGAGGCCAGCGCCCCGTACACGAGATGGAGCTTGTACCCGTGATCGGTACCCTCCAGGTCGTTGCCGACCTTCGTGCGGTAGCACAGGCCAAAGGCCCGACGTCCCTGCTGTCCCACGAGTACGCCAGCGACCGGCGAACCGATACCGTCGCACTCGTTGAAGGCCTCCGGGTAAGTGAAGGCCTCGATGGTTGCCCCGAACTCCTCGGCTGAGAGGAGATTCAGGTACTTGATGTTGTCCGCGAACTGAGCGTTGGCCTCAGCACCCGAGGGCGTCTCGGTGACGGTCACTAGACCGTTCCAGACGTGGGCCTCGTCGTACTCACCGTCCTCGTTCGGGAGGTAGAGAACACCGTGATCGACGCCCGTCTCATAGAGAAGTTCGCCGACGGCATCCCATGACAGTTCTGCCATTGCTTCGGGTTTCCTTTCAGAAGAAAAGGTTGAAAACGAAGTGGTTCAGATTGTCGGAACGAAACGTCCGTTCGAACTCGCACATAGGCAACGCAACCACTGCGTCCGGTAGCTCACTATCTGGATTCCGGTCGATAACCGTAACCTGGTACCTCTTGGTGTACTTATAGAGAATGTCATCGGCGCGATCTGTTTGACCCCTATCCAGCCCATAGACAACACACGGATACTGCATACGTGTGCTGTCCGGAGGCTGAAAATACACCTCTACGTCCAGAAGATTCTCAAGAATCGTCTGAAGCTCACTCCGGGGTCGGGCCATGATACTGCTCTCCTAGAGTGAGGAGTAGGCGGGGCCTCTGAACTTCCACCGAAGTGACAGTCCAAAGGTTACCCGCCCACTCAACGTAACGGATGTCCTGGAAATGCTCTTCTGCAAAAGCATCTGCCACGACACTAATCGCGTTACCGACAGTGATTTTGGGATTAACCGAATCACCGCCGTCGAGAGTCCTATCCGCACGAGTTACCTCGCCGAAATATGACTTCTCAGTAATGACTTCCTCGTGAACACCAGGCGAGGTTTCTACCGGGTCAGCGTAACCGACCTTTCCGTAGAACCTCGTCATAGGGTTCTACCGAATTAGCCCTGGTACGTGAACGTCCACTCGTCCTCGACGTTGTCGGCCAGGTAGTAGCCGGACGCCGGGGTTGCGACGACGGTCAGGCTCTCGCCCTCCGCCAGTGCGGGCTGCGCACCGGAGATGGTCGAGTTGTCCGACGCGTCCTTGTAGACGACGCCTGTCGTGGCCACGACGGTCACGACGTTGGTGTCCTCGTTGAAGGTCGGAGCGTTCGGCTCGACCAGCGTGTCGCTGGCGCCGACCTTCTTCACGACCAGTGCCGACCGGATCTTCGTGAGGGCACCCGAAAGGCGCGTCTCGATCAGGTACTTGTACTGGTTGTAGTCGATGTCGAAGTCGTCGAACATCGACACCTCGCCACCGCGATCCGCACCGACCGTGTAGTCGTTGAGGTTCACGATGATGCCCCAGAGATCGTCCTGGTCCTCCATGACCTCGACGGTCACGATGCCTGCCAGGCCGAGCTCCGCAGCCAGGTCCGAAGCCGTACGCCACAGGCGACGCTCCATGCCGTCCCGCGTGAGCAGGAGCGACGTGAGCACCGGGAGCGTGGTGTACAGCGTCGGGGAACCGCTTCCCTTGTAGAAGCGCATTCCGTTCATGACGGCGTCTGCCACCGCCATGCCATCCGCATCCGACTCGATGTTGATGGTCGCTGCGTACAGGTCGTCATCGTTGAGAATCGAGCGAATGCCCGCTCCCTCGGTGGCGCCTGCCGGGTCACGCACCTTGTCCTCGTCGTCGACCTCGCGGCCGTCTCCGATGAGGATCGCGCGCGCGAGCTCCTCGTCCAGCATGAGGCGCATCTCGCCCTTCATCCACGCCACCACGTCGAAGTCGGTGATGTCGATGATGTCGTCCCGATCCAGCTTCTGCTTCTTGTAGATCGTGGACGGGGTCGTGACACGCTTGACCAGCCCGAAGAACTCCTCCTTCTTCAGGTTGCCCTTGATGTAGCCTCGGGCCCTGGCCTCCTCGTGGGTGATGTCAGCCACGATGGACTTGATGCGCGAGAACGGAACGTGCTTCGTCCCGTTGATCACGTTGGAGACCCACTCGGTCCGACGCTTGTCGAACTCCGGGGTCTGGGTGACGAGCCGAGCGTCCGGGAACAGGATATCGATGTCCTCGATACCGTGCTTCAGGGCGTAGTTCTCGACTGCCTCCTTGAGGGAGCCGCAGCGCGAAGCGTCCTCGACGATGCCCTTCATCGCATCGTGTGACAGGGTGTGCTTCTCGCCGCCTTCTCCCTCCTTGTCCTTGTTCGCCTGGTCGAAGACGTTCCTTGACATGGTCCTCTGGTTGCCTTCCTCGTTGTCTGAGTGCTCGACCGTTTCGGTCTCACCCTCGTTGTCGGTATCCGAACCGTTGAGCGCCTCGCCCACCATGAAATGGACGACCTGCTTCTGCTCATCGGTCATCGAGTCATAGACGTCCTGAACCGTGGGATCGTCCTCGGTATCAGTGGTCTCCTCGCCTTCCTCCTGACCAGCAGTTTCCTCCTGGTCAGGCTCGACGGAGTCGCCGTGCTTCAGCTCCTCGCCGGTGTAAATGACGGCCTCGTCATCGATCGTGACAAGCTCCCCATCGCTGTGCTGGAGCTCGATGTTGTCGATGAGAGCACCGGGGTTCGCACCCGCGAGAACCAAAGAGACCTCACGAATGATTCCGTGAGAGACCTTCTTGGCCTTCTCGACGAGGCTGTTGGCAAAGATCGAGAGGAACGTGATGTCCTTGTGCTGGACCAACGTCTTCGCGTTCTTTGCCTGCTCGGTGTCATTGAAGAACCCGTACGCGTAGACCCCGTCATCCCGATGCTCCAGGATGGCGTGACCCAGCACGTTGGAGGGTTCGCTATGACCGTGCTGCCAAACGAGCGGAACCTGAGCCTTGTCCTGATGCGCGAACGCCGCAGGCAGGATGGTCCGACCGTCAGAGCACAGTAGATTCGCCTTGGTAGCCCAACCACCGAAGTCAGGCTTGGGCGAGTCCGAGTGCATAAGGTAGGCCTCCGGCTGGTCACCGAAGTCCACCTGGGACTTTTCTCCCATTTTGACTGTGTCCTTTCGATTTTGGATCTTCGGCGTCTAGCCGAGAGCCCGTTTGCGGGCGACTGCCTTCTTCAGAGCGGACTGCACTCTGTCAACTGCCGCCTTAAGCTCTTCGACTGAGTCCTTACCAGTACTACTCTTACTACCGGACTTCGAAGAACCACCGCCACTTTTTGAACGATCAGTAGCAGCTTTGGTTTTCAGCTTCTGCTTGTTCTTGTCGCGATACTTCTTCGCATCACGAGCCTTCTGAGCCTTTTCAGCTGCCGTGTCTGGCTTGGCGGCTTCTTTGGCCGACTTCCTGGACTCAGCCATCCGCTCCTTGAGTTGACGGTTGAGTTCTGCCAGCTTCTTTCGAAGAGTGGCAACCTGCTCTGCAGCATGCTGCCTCTGGCGTTGGAGCTGAACACTGTTTGAGGTAGGAGGCTTAGTGCCAGCCGTTCGAAGCGTCTCGCCAACTGCCGAGGCTGCCTTCTTCCGGCCCTTCAACTTCCTTGTCCTCATGTAGTAGTCGTGAGCTTTGACCGGATCGTACGTCTTGGCCATTACCCACTCCCTAGCGCTCGGTCTGCCTCGGCCAGAACACCTTCGATCTCCTTGTCAAGAGAATCTCCGGCGGGATCGACTCCCGTGTCTGCCTGAGGCATGTTGGCGTTGATCAACTGATCAGCCTTCGGCTCTTGTGAAGGCTTCATGCCGATAGCTTGCCGGATCTCATTCGAGGAAGTGATCTCATTACGGGTGAACTTGTCGGCGATGTCTGCGATACCGCCTTCGCCACCAATCGGGACGAACTTGAATGGATCTCGGAAGTACAGAATGCTCTGTCTCTGAGTACGAGCCGTCTTAGTGAGGAACGTACGACGCATGGCCTCCACGATCGCGTCCAAAAGAGGCTCGATCGTTCGACTGTGGTAGTTCAGCATCGTCTTCTCATCGGCTGTACCGTTCATGACTTCAGGAGTAAGACCGAGCTGCGTATAAAGCAGATCAGTCAAGTACTGGATCTGAGCCATGAGGTTGTTCTCAGCAGGACGATTAAGCTGAGTGATCTTCTCGGTTCCGTCTGTGTAGGCAATCCCGTACTGGGACCCCTTCAGTTGGAACTCGATGTCCTTGCGTCGTTG